CAGCAGGTAGCTCATACAGCCACGAACTGTTATCCGATGGGTTGTAGTCAAATATCAGCTTGTGCTCTGTCCTCATGTTGAGCTGAGTGAAGTCGTCGAAGTACAGTTCATTGGCTTCGTTGCACCATGCTATGTCACGCTTCCTACCTCTAATCTTCTGCTCATCATCCACACTGAAAAATTCCACCATGGATCCATTGGGGAAGGTGTATATCTGCTCAGACTTGTTGTGGGCTTCAAGTGAGTATATGCCAAGGTCTTTGAGTATCTCCGTAAAGTCTCTTAATACTGTTGCCCTTAATGCAGGGAAAGTCTTTCTAATAATAGATACTACCTTGCCCTTATTCTGTAGGCAGTAGACTATCACCAACTGACACAGGCTGTAGGTCTTTGATGACCGTGACCCTCCCTCGTTAACTATGAACCGCTCAGGACCCTCTAGGGCTTGGTGGTTCTTTTGAAATATGATCGTGCTCTTCAGCTCCATTTACTATCTTTTGGTAGGCATTGAACAGCATGACCAACTGCCTCCCATCCATTGCTACAAGCCTCCTGTTGATGCGTACCTTCTCACCTGTTGTCTTCAGGATGTGGTCCTCCACCACTGATGCCATGTAGTCTATCTGGTCACTCACTATCCGGTACTACTATCGTGACCTTGATGCTGTCAATCTTCTCTCCGTTGGTGGTAGCATCCACCCTCTCGGTTAGGTTGTTCAGTCGCTGAGTGATGGATGGGTTGTACTGCCCTACCATGCCTCCCTCGATTTGGTCCATGCGGATGGCCTCCTCTATTCGTGAACAGATTGTGGCATACTCGCTATATCTCCCATCCTTGTTACTAAAATAATCAGTTACAGTACTTCCTTTATCCGCAGCAAAGGATCTAAATCCAACTTGAGTAAGTGGCCTCTCAAGAGGGATAGCAGTAGCCTCTCCTGTCTTAGTGGATAGGGAGTAGGAATATCTCGGGTTCTGTTTGCACCATTGTTTGTAGGCCTCAAATAGCTCCCACATTTTCTCAGGGGTTTCAATATACTTACTTTTCACCTCTAATCTGTTTTAGTTTTCTCTGTGCCCATTCAATACCTTCATCACCTCCCCAGGCTAACCACATGAGCCTACCGCATCCATCTCCAAGCTCTCGCTGTGAGTTCTGTCTGTGACGGGCAAACCCTGCCATGCGTGCAATGGTACTCTCAGTAAGTGGCTCACCCTTGGCTAACTGATTAGCTCTGGCTTTACCGACTCCTGTACCACACTGCCCCCATCCATTCTCTTCAGCCCACCTTAGTGCTATCTTAGCATTCTCTGAGGCTGCCTTTGGATAGTCATCATAGGACTGAGCGAAGACGTTTTTGTAGTTCCCAAGGGGTGTATCATACATGGACCCACACACAGCATACCGTTGTGCCTGGTCCGGATACTTCTCTTGGGTCTCAGGGTCAGCCATACATCGTGAGATGTACTGCTCTGCTGTCTCGTTAATCCTCGGCCTTGGCATCTTCAATGATGAATAAATGACCTAAGCCAATAGCTGTGTAGAAGGCATGCTCTGCAGCCAGTGCTTCCGTTACTTCAAGCTTAGTTACGCTGTTAGGTCCTGTTATCTCAATAGTTTTACCGATATACTCAGGGTTCACCTTCGGTGTTATCTTCTTTTTGCTCATATTCTGATGTAATTAGAAACGCATAATACCCAATTATCCAACCTCCTGCACCATACGCTGCTAAATCATAGTTGTGAAATAGCAGAGAAATGCCTGTAAAGATACCTAAAAGGCTACAGCATGAGGCTACCGCTTGGCTAATTGTCATACTTATATTGTATCTCACGGAGTTTTTGTTTAATATCAGCTATAAGATAGTGAGCTGAGGTAACAGGTATATCAAAGTACTTAGCCATTGACCGAGCTGTATTGTATCCTTTGTCAATGTAGGCACTCAGAACTATCTGTGAGACTCTATCCTCACACCTGGACCGATATATCTCGATGTAGGCCTTGTTCCGGTTGTATACTTTCTCCTGTTCTATCTTACTATCAAGGTCCGTAGTATCATCCATCTCATTGACTACCTCATCAGAGCTGTTAATACGTTCCTCTCGATTACTCTGAGAGCCTGACCACATGATCTGCTTCTTGATAGTGTTGAGCATGCAGCTCTTCATGGTATCTATGTCATGGCATTCTATCTTAACACAATGCAGATAGGAGTTAGATATCACTGTTGTAGCATCTAACTGACTGCCCAGCTTAGAAAGTAGGTAGTTAGTATAGGATTCAAGCTCCTCATACTGCTGCGACACCAACCTGTCTAAGATACTCTTCATACCAAATAGTAAATTCCTTTAACCAAACCCTTCTACGTACAGAAGCACAGAAGCACTCCTGTGGCTGTGGCCCTTGATATTTGATACGTATCTTCAACAGCTCAATCAGGGATACCTTGGAGTAGAGCTGTGGGTCCGGATAACTGAGTACACGGTCTACAACCTCGCAATCAGTCGGTTCAATAGGTAGGCCAATATAGCTGCTTGACATGCTAGAATGAAATCAAATGAAACAAAAAGGGTAAGCCAAAACGAGACACACTTCACACAACTGAAAGCATCCCGTAGCCATGCAGACATAGGGATGCGGTCAATAGTTGCCTGGAGAGGCTCAAATTCTGTTATCCACCATGCTATGGGGATGAGAGTGAGTAGCGTATACATGCTTCAAATATAACGAAATAAACTTATCCTGTATTTCAAGGGCTACGTTCTCCCCTGCAATGAACCTCCTCACCGTATGGTAAGGAGCCTTCATGTCAAGTGCCAGGTGCACAAGCCGGTACCTGTCACTGAGCATACTGTTAGCGGTTTTTACAGCCCATTGGCTAAAGGTTTCCCCATCAGAAAGGTAGATCGTCAGACTCTTCATTTTGTACTGGATAGTTTTTTATTGGTTTTTTTTCAACAATAGGGGTAACAGCAGAACTAAGGCTCATGGTCCATGCTTCGATGGTATTGAAGTACTTGATGGTACCATCCTGTGCCTCCCATCTACGGCCTCGTAGGTTGTACTTGAGCTCCACCACATCCCCAGGCTTGAGGTTGTTAGCCAGGTCACACTTATCCTGTACTAACTGAAAGGTAATGTACTGCGGATACTCATCCTGGCTCTTCAGGGTTATATCTCTCTTTTTGAATTTGTCATTTACTGACATTGTAGGGGTAACGAATACCACCTCTCCTTTGAAATCACTCATGGTTTTTTAGATATATTATGTAATTAATAGTACTTATCCATCCCCACACTATGGCAGGGGCTAATAAAATTGATGCTAAGATAATCATTTGTCCAGGTTTATATTGTGCTCTTGTAGTATCTCATAGAACTTATCACGTATGGAGTCCACAATGGCATACTCCTCCTCGGTTTGGTACTGTTGATACTTCCACATAGTACGAAGCTCTTGAGATAGATCCCACAGAGCACAGTACATAGCATCAGCCCGGATAGCATTCTCCCATTCGTGCTTGTCCTCGGGTAGGTTAAAGGTTAGTTTTGCTTTCATAGTATTGATTTAATAAGTCAATTGTTCTCTCAGCACCATCGTATTTAGATTTGGCATGTAGCATTTCTCCATTGATATTTATATTCTTGTCGGAATATGTTGCCACAAATTCTGCAAACGCTACCATCTGCTCCTTCTCCATTGCTTTGGCTTTTGGTATTAAGTTCTTTATCCATAAATCAAGCTCTGAATTTTCTTCAAACCAAACCTGTTTTTGAAATTCATTCAAAAACCATTCAACTGCTGTTTGTTTCATGGCTTATCAGGTGTGTGTGTTATCTCATTCCATTGCACCCCACCACCATACACCTGCTCAGTGAGCTCAGTAGCATAGTGACGTGCAGCAGTAGCAACATACTCACAAGGGTTAGCAATCAGCTCATCCCTGTAATGTCCTGCGGCAGAAAGTAGGCCCTGCATTGCTCTTAGGCAGGCCTCTCTGTAGAATTCTTCTTGTGTCATTTTATTTGTTATTTATTTCGTGCAGTAAATAGCACTATGTTATACATTTATTGGTTTTTCTTATTCACTTAAATTAAATAGTGCATCTTAAAGCACTGTTATTTGTTATTTAATTGGGTTAATACTTGCTCATAGAACAGGCTCGCAGCCAGTAGTTGCTCCTGCATCCTTATCTCTATCTCTGCATCACGCTCAAATGTGATGGATGTGATACGCTTAGCAGGGTCAATGTGGTCAACCTCATGGATATCAATGGGGTCATACTGACTAAGGAGCTCGGGATGAGTTGATACCATCACATAGCATAGCTCAAAGATAGGCCTATCATATAGCCACATATAGGCTCTGCCCTGCCATTCATACTCAGATAGATCCTTCAGCTCAAAAGTGGTAGCAGGGAAGGTCTCAAGGGACCATGAGCTCTTAATATCAATGATGCTATCCTCCGTAATGATATCACAGCATCCTGTCAAATACTCATTTTCTGCCCTCTGCTCGTTTTTAACGTAGTTTTGGAACCTTACCCCATTGAGTAGGTCAATCGAGTCCTGTTCCTGCTCTAATCCCTTCAATACGTACTTATTCATGAGCTGAGTTTTGTAACCATAAAAGTCCTGTTTAGCTTGTTCAATGATGTACGTCTTGGCAGTCTGCCCTAATGCCTCCCCCTTAGTCCTGGAGGAGGTCATTAGCTTACCTAATTGTGATGCTCTGAACTTCATAACTTGTTTATTTTAGCTATACATCTATAAATACATTGATCCCCCCCATCCCAATCTTCAGGAATAATTTTAATTTCATTAATTGAGAAACCAAAATTTTCATTTAGATAGATGTATTCATTATCGCTTTCTACATACAATCTCCATGCATCCTCAATACTACATCCATACTCATTAGCTAATTGTTCTAACCAACGCTTATCCTCTTTTCTATGTACACGCAGTTCAGTCATTTCTTTTAACTGCTTTTTATTAGCTAATATCATATCTGCCCCTCCTGCTCTTTAGTTAGTGAATAGGTAGCTCTAAGGTCCTCAACGGTATATCTACCCTCCTGGATAGCTTGAAGTGCACTGTTGAACCTGTCAGGTGTTAGGGTAGGCTTTGCCTTGGGAGCTCTGCTTGCCTCATGGCCATCATCATCCACAGCTTGTAAGGATAGGAGAGATACAAGGGTATATCTGCGGAAGTAAGTGATGGCACCTCCGAGCTTCTGTGCATCGGTGATGAGGGGTAATTTAAGATAACAATCTACCTTGGCACCTGTCTCAACATCTACAATACAGGTGCATACCTTATCATCAATGATAGGCTGTATAAGTAGCAGGCCATGGTCCAATAGAATAGGCTCAACCGTATCAATAATGCTGTTGATGTCGGCATAGTTACGCTTCAAATGGGGGTTGGTAGCATTCTTAATGACCTTGCCCATTGACTGCTTAGCTAAATGTAGCTTTTGGTAGATGTTTAGGCTGTTCGCCTGAGGTACTGCCTCCTCTTTTTTTGCTCTTGTTGTCATAAGATATAGTTTTAATTTTTACAAAGATACAAAATTATTGTACCACTCAACAAATTCATCAAAATTTTTTGCGATAATATACACACCCCCTGCCCGTTCAATCATTTCCTGGTATTTTTTCTGTGCCTCGGACTGCCTATCCTTACCAATTTTGACCTCTATCTTAACACTTCTGCCCTTAATGGTAGCAGATATATCGGCAGAGCCTGCTGTTCCGGTGCCCTTGGTCCATTGGATGCCTGCCACTGATCCATCAGTACGGTATCTTGTACGTGCCACACCCATGGTGTTGATACGTTCAGCCTGATATCCATGCAGGTTAATCCAGTCACAGATAGCTTTGGTTAGGCCGTTGGCCGTTGAGTCGGTGTATTTTCGTTTCATAATGTAATCCTGTGGGTAATGGGGACACTTCTCAAGTAGCTTCTTGATCTTGAGCTCATGCAGGGTTTTAATGTGGTCTTTGTTCATGTAGGTATTGCATAGATGGATATATATACTGAAAGTACCAATTAGCATACTTTTTTTGGTATGTATTATCGTTAATCATTTTTAATGTACCTCCACAATCATTGCACTTAGTAACTTCCTTTGGTATCTCATGATACACTGCCTCACAGTGAGGATTTCCGCATACTTTTATCATAGCTTTACTTTTGTATATGTTATCTCCTCCCCCTTCCATGCCTTAATGATGTACTCTCCAGGTGGAAGGTGGAGCTCCTCCTCTCCCAAGGTAGGAACGGTATCAGTATATCCAATCACTTGGATGTAGTCATATCCTCGGATGCTATA